TGGATCGATTCCAGCAAAAACTGCAGGTGCTCCATCCCATTTAACCGTTACGTCATAGTTCTTACTACTATTACCAGCTAACATATCTCTCATTGCTCTTAAAGCAAAGATTGCTTCTCGCGCTCCTTTTACACCACCGTATATAACACGATCTTCAATGTGTGTCATATGAGTGTTTTTTCCAGAGGTTGCCTCTGAAAGATATGTTTTAAATGATTCCATTATGGTGCTAACTTGATCTTAACTGCATTTGGTTTAACCTTTAATTCTTTCTTTAAAAATTTTACTAATTGCTTAACAGCATTCTTATATGTAGACTGTGCCTTTGAAATAAATGTATCTTTTTGTAAACCAGAAATTCCTCCAGAAGCGAGTGATGCAACATAATCAAATGCCCAATTTCCTTTTCCTTTGGGAACGCCCTTATGAGAAAATTGCCAGGGACTTGTATCAATTGCATAGCCTTCTGAAATAAATTGTATTTCTTTAGATTCTATTGACTCTACAATATCTCCAACAGCCGATGAAGTTTTCCATACACGACCACCGACTTTTTCACATTGTGAAAGCATTTCGCCTTTTGATCCTGTAGCTACTACCTTTCTTTCTTTTACAACTGCATAATGAACTGGCTTATCTGTGCCGATGGCATCTTCTCCAACTTTGATAGTTTTCATTTGTTCGTTTATATAGTCTTTAAAATTTTTCATAGTAGGGGTTATATTTATATTAATAAATCTTAATGAAGAATCCGTTCTCCTCGCCAATTTTCTTTGCTCCATTAATCATCTTATTCATGATAGTAGAAATATTCTTATCGTTAGTAACAAAGAAATGCATTAGCTTTAGGCCTTGTATCTTCATACAAAGATTAGCTGCAACATCCATATTTCTTTTCGCATCTCTGACTAACGCCTCAAACTGGGCTTGTGTTAATGCGTTTCCGTCTTGAACTTTTGAATGTTTAGATACAGTTTGATACATTTTATAAACTTCATTGATTCGCTCCGCATCAAATGCAGAGAATAGTTTTGGGCTTCTTCCAAAATAGTTAATACTTTTAATACGCTCATCACCAAACTCTTCCATTACACGATCAAGAACATCAACCGGAATCTTACCTAAACGACCACCGGAAGGTGTGCCATCAGAGGTGATTTCAGTCTGAGCTGTCGTATATTTATGAGGAAATCCTCTCACTTGTAAACTGATTTGCTTTGATGTATCGGTATTCTTAAATGTAAATAAGCCAATTTCTTTACCTTCAGCGCTTATATTACAATTAAACTTGGCAATTTGAATATTGTATGCAGCTTTCTTGGCTTTACCTGGTTCGTTTGTAAAATCTACAGATGGTTTATCGGTGACTAATTGCTTAAGGGATATAGGATATAGTTGCTTCTTTTTATAATAATCATACATCTTATTATTAAACATAGACGTTAGTCCGTCTTTAACTTCGTAATTGTCAATACAAAATTGCAGATCTTTAATTATTTGTGTTTTCTTGCTTTTATCAATAAGAAAGATGTCGGCTGGATTCCACGAATCTTTTGCAATTTTTACCTTCTTTGTAAATTCACTGATTGCAGTAGCGAATGCAGACTTATCAGTTGCATCGTGCAATATATCAAAGCGATTAAGATTACCCGCAATCTTAACAACTGCTGGTTTAGTCGATTGAAATGTTTGGTTCCACGCAATAAACGCATCCGGATTATCAATAAATATTTTTTGGCCAGTATCTTTTGGTGTTTTAATATCTTTTATTAAAGACATCACCGTAGCAAGTTCTCCAGCATCTGCTAACTTTTTGCCTAATGCATTTCGTGATCCACCTCCCATTCCAGAAAATGGAGCTTTATCTATATCGTTAAATCGAAATGATACTTTTCCTTCTAGAACTTCCATTATTAATTTTTCTCTTTTACTTCCATCATAGGTTGAAGTAATTTTAGCTGCTTTAAATGCAGGTGAATCTGAATTAACTTCTAAAACCTCTCTAAATCTACTCGAGTTCATTCCTGCTTTTTGTAGCGCATCTTCAGCATTGCGAACATCAGAGCTGCTGCGATACGTAAGTTCAATCGTGCCATAAGCCTCGCGCACATCATATGGCTTTAAATTCCCTGAATTTAGTGTTTCGGCAGTAAAAACTGCAGCGAACTGATTATTTGGATATAGAATTGATTTGTATTTCGAATAATCAGTTTGTGCCCTTTCTAAATTGAAAATATCCTTTGTCTTTTTCAATTTATAAGATTTGCCATCAGACATTTTTATCTTTTCACCAGCATTGATCTTCGCAACAATAGCTACGATATACTTTGTTTTATCCAGATCTGGTAATTTAAATATAGCCATTTTACGTCAAGTCAGTAACTGATTTACCTTTTGCCCAAAACTTACACGACCAATAACGTGCCTTATATTTTGGGCCTGGGTCAGTATCACACTGATGACGAGCTCGAAAGCTTTTGCGTCTGGCTGGGTCGTCTCGTTTGATTTCCATATTTGGATCACCAAACCCTAGACGAATAACATTACCTTTTTCGTTATTTACGTAGACGTAGAATTTCTTCTTACCGTCGTTCCCACGAAAAGGTTTGTTAAGAGTAACTTTTTTACCCTTGTATTCGCTCTCTTCAAAAAGAAGAGAATCACTGAAGTTAAGCATAATTCCCATTGTGTGTAATATATTCTATTCTATTTATAATATATTACGTTTTAATGCTTTATCCATTTACAATTTTTCCAACGGCTTTGCTCAACCCATCGATAAAATATTCCTCGCTCTCTTCCATGAGCCTCAATCTCCCAAGGGTGATCATAGTAATTAACCTTTTCTGAATCAATTACTTTACCTTTCCACTTGCATAATATGTGATGATTAGTATCTTTGAGTTCACCACGAGCATATTGCTTTACATGTACCATTTCGTGTGCAACAGTTTCAAGCATATCTTGTTTTTCTTGTGCTGAATCAATTCTTACTGTAAACTGACGAGGACGATAGCGACTATCTTCCCATGTACAATCTCCTGCTACCTCTTCTTTTTCTTTTAAATTGTTAATTAACTTAATATCAATTTCAACCTTTGAAAGAAGTCTTGGAGCTAAATGTTGAAGAGCATATTGAGCAATGTCTTCGGCCATTTCTCGTTTTGATTTACATGAACCTGTTGCTGTAATAAACATTATATTTTAAATGCTGAGAAGTCAGCGCTTTGTGTTGGAGATGGTGATGGAGATGAAGTGCCTACTGCTGATAAAGTTTGTGCAGAATCTTCTACATCGTACAATCGCATTTTAGATCTATCAATGCCTATACAAAATCTTTTGTTTTGCGTAGGATCATTATACCTATTCTTTAATTGTTTTACCATAAGTTGATTCATACTTTCAAGTTGCTCGGTAGAAATAAGAGCAAGCATTAAATCTGCTGTGGCTGGAAGACCAAATGATTCTGAGGTATCAGTGATTTCAACATCAGAATTGCCAAAACCAGTACGAGTAACTTGAGTAGCTGACCATATGGGCACATTATATTCAACAGCAAGTCCACGTATTTCTTCAGCAATTGCTTTGATAAGCGAGTATGTATTGATCGATCCACCTAAACCTTTTACTCTTGAACTTGCACATATATTGAGATAGTCAATGTATATGACTTCGGGAACAAACTTTTTCTTCATCTTCAGCTCATTAAGCAATGAACGAAAGTGGCCAACATGAGCTACAGCTGTAGGATATTCTTTAATGATTAGTTTACCATGTGTCTTTTGATTAGCAATATGTGCCTTGTTTATAAATGTGTCCTTACTCAAATCTGTCAGAGTAGCGATATCTACATCGAATAGATTAGCATCAATTCTTTCAGCAATCTTCTCTTCAGCCATTTCAAGGGTAATGTAAAGAACATTGCGACCTTGTGATAGAGCATCTGCAGCAAAATGACACATTGCTAAACTTTTACCTACACCTGTACCTGCAAGAATAATATTCAATGACTTTCTTGGTACACCACCTTTAGTGATAGTATTTAAAAGTTCAATATTGAATGGGATCTTATCTTCTTTTAGATGATAGAAGTCATAGCGTTCTTCAACGTTTTCAAAGTAATCATGACCGACATTGGTATCGAAGGTAACCGACAAGGCCTTTGTCAATATATCTGGGATTGCTCCTTCGGCCTTGTCGGTATTTCCATCAACAATAGAGATAGATTCCATAAGTGCAAGATATACAGCTCTATCCTTACACCATTTTTCAGTGGACTCTATCAACCAATCCAATTCAACATCATTATCATTATTTAGTTCTCTAATTAAAGCGAGAGTATCATTTGCAATAGGACGATTAGTATATTCAGATTCTTTGAACTCGATCTCGAGGATTGCTGGAGTTGGTAACTTATTGTATTTTGTTACAAACTTCAGGAATATGTCATAGACTGCTTGATGCTGTTTCTCAAAGTATTCCTTCTTAATATGAGGAAGGGCTTTCCTGAGAAAAACCTCGTTATTCGTCAATGATTTCAGTATTATCGTCTCTATCTCCTGCATTACCTATTTGTGCTGATTCGTCATCTAATATTTCTGCTAATATATCTCCTATATAATTTCTAAAGTCGTCGCTTTCTTCAAGCTCTTTCTTCGTGTATGGATCAGGCACTTCTTCAATATAATAGTTAAACGTAAGTCGAGCCAAATCATTCTCGAGATCTTCTTGGATATTAACTGAACCATATGTATATATTACACCATTATAAGGACTTTGTACAATCTTTAATGAATAAAGTTCTGAGTCCTTTTTTTCTACAAATACGAATTTATCATCCATTGATTTCATCTTCATCTCCGAGGATAGAACGATAAGCAACCTTATATTTCTCCTCAACTTGAGCTTTAAAGTCTGTATTGGTAAAGACATTATCCCAGAATTCTTTCTTGAGAGTATCTTTCATACGAACATTTCCCGATAATTCTTCTCCAGTGGCAGGATTCTTTGCCATATACCAACCATTTTTTGGTTTGACAACGTGACCTGTTTCAAGAGCAACTTCGGTGAGTCCTGACCATTTTTCGATGCCGCCTTCCCATGTGACAGAGATAGGAATCTTTGACTTTTCTTTTACAAATCTTGATTTCTCAACATTGATAACAAAGTCATAACCAACGATCTCGGTACCAGTCTTTTCTTGACGACGACCGATGATCCATACATTGTCAGCAGAATACATGACACCTGTGCCACCACTTACGACAGCTTTAGGGAACATACCTTGTTCCATGTACGTATGGTTGACAGCAAGAAGAGGAATATCTTTGAGTGTCAGCATTGGTGTAATCATGCGGAATAGACCTTTCAGAGCTTTGGCTCGAGTCATATCTGCAACTGACTTCATATTCTCGGCATCTTCAACTTCTTTCTTAGAAGCAATGTTTCCAACTGAGTCAATGATAACAATTACTTTATCTTTACGATCGATTTCATTCAATTGATGAACAAGATCAAACTTAAGTTCTTCAATGTTTGTAACAGGTGTATGAAGTACACGACTTGTATCTACATCAAATGCTTCAAAGTATGACTGAGGAGAGCCAAACTCTGAGTCATAAAAGAGTAGTATTGCATCTTCATGTTTCTTTAAATATGCTGCTGCCATAAGCAAAGCAAACGATGTCTTAAAGTGTTTTGATGGACCAGCGAGAACAGTGAGACCTGAGGCCAATCCACCGTCGATACTTCCTGATAAAGCGACATTTACCATGGATACTGGCGTAGAAGTAAGCTCCTTTTCGCCGAATAGTTTGGAGTCTGATAACACATCTGTGCCAGTGACTCGACTTGATTTCTTTAGTTTTTCTAATAGTGACATATTGTTGTTTGATTAATAGATATAATTATACAGTGTTTATAAGCAAATGTAAAGCTTTTTTACGCAAAGAATGAGTCTAGATTGCTGGTCTCCTGGGGCTCTGTCCAGTCTCTGCCCTGCCAATGGGGATATGATGCCCTTGACAGGTGGACTGACTGAGGCTTCTCCATAACATCAAAACTGAGCTCTCCAGAGCCATTTTTCAGCTGGTCGGTCCACATATAGACATTCGCATTCAATTGAAGCTGAGAAATGAACGCTTCTCGAACCTCATTCCGCTCATCCCAGGACCCAAAGAATGGCGTTCCCTTATACCAGCCAGTCTTAGGAACCTTACGAGATTCATTCTCGATCGGGAGAGGTTCGTAAGCAAGTGTCTTGGCCTGATATTTACGAGAGATTCGGTTTAATTCTCTAGCATATCGATCAGCTAATTTCTTCGCCTCAAGGATAGGATCATCGAACCGACACAGGTGATGGCGTATATCAATATTGCCAAAGTAGGTTTCAATGATATTGTACTCTGAGGCACTAGGAATAAATGTTTCGAATCCCTTCTTGATAGATCCATGCAATGTCGAGAATGGGCGAGATACGTTCTCCCAACGAGGACGATACATACAAATAGCATGACTATCTCCTATAGAAATATTAGGATATCTCTTTATCTTGTTTGGGTCAATAGTCACTGCTCGATACTGTAAAGCCTTGAGTCCTTCCCAATCGACATCGTCCCATTTCCAAGCAGCCTTTCGCAATCTATCTTGGAACATTCCTGCATAATCAGGGAAATCAACCATCAAAGAATTGACTGGTCCTTTGAATCGAGAAAGAGCAACAAGGAACTCTCTATTTTTATATGCCTGTATTCCACCGAATAGATTTAGGTTACCACTCCAATCGCTGCCATGATAGAATGCAAGTGCATCATATCCTGAATAATCGGTAATCTTATTTGACACCAAATTGATATCAGTTTTATTTCCAGCTTCTCTGATTTGATCAGCATATATGATAGCCTGTGCGGCTTTGTGAGAAACAATCTTATTTGAGATTGGTCCTAAACCAGTTAACAGTACTTTACTTTTCATCTTTCTTCCACTTTCTGTATGAGTCTATTCTTTCGTATATTGATTCGTCGTTTAATGTTGGGTTAGTGCCAACGTTCCAAAATAAAATGTCGCGATCTGCGTTTTTAGGTATTGATGCCCAAGCTTTCGCGTCGTATGTTGCTACAGATGGGAATGGCGGTAAACCTTCTTTAATCGGTGTAGTGAATGGCAGTGCATGAGATATGATTCTATCGTGGCCAATCTCACCACTTTTCATGTTACGCGATACTGCCACACAGTGAAACTTAGCATTTGGCCATGCTATCTGCAATGACCTATGTAACACACCTGTTGAAATGACGGTCCATACTTCCTCTGGTTCCTTGATCTGAGATGCAGCCTTTACAAATCCTGCTGTCACAAGTTCATGTTTTAAACCAAGTGGAATAAAATAAGCATCATCATTCTCATCTGCCCATCGTTTAGCGATTGCATTTAGATTGGGCATAGCAGCGATACGATGGAATTCATACTCTGCGCCTTGCTCTATGCAACACGCCTGATGATGAGATATTTGTTTCGAAGATGGCATAAAGAGTTTAACTTTTTTACCATGCCGCTTTGCCACATCGAGAAGAGAAACTCCTGCGAGGCCAGTGCGAGGCTGAACATACACGAGAGTATTTTCTTTAATGTTAGATACTAAGCAATCTCCTCCTCGAACTTTACTTCCAACGAGAAGATCATCTCTTACCACTCTCACACCTTCGTGTACCTTGACGACAGGCTCTGGATTAGGATCTTCCCAATCACCTGCTAAATTGAGATAATACTCTTTGGCCTCATGACGATTAGATACTCCACTGAAGAGTAAGCTATCAATGTCCTTATTCGAATTGTCTATAACATGTTTATTATGAGCCATTATTTAGTATATAATACCATATTTAGGGTATGTTGTACAGCCTTATTTTTTTAAGGAAAACGAACGAGGATATATCCATTCGTATGGGATCTTTTTGGTTGTACCCTTTATTCCGTGTCTGATGAATAGATGTTTACACCACATACATGCTTTATCTTCAATGTTGATATTATATTGTCGCTGCATTGGATTATCTTTATGTTTGGCAGCTTCATTAAATTGACGGACAAGCTCTTTCGCTGGATCATTAATAGGAAGATAATCTCCAGTATCTTCGTTAAGAGCAAATTTAGTTTTACCAAATAGATTCTTACCTCCAAAGATCTGCCATAGCCCATAGAACGAGAGAGTTCCAGGTGTAATCCACGATTCAGGATCAACTAGATCAGGACGAGCCATTGCAATGTGGCGAGATAGATTCTTAAATGGATACATCACATTACGAAACCCGTGGTTTTCCTTTGTGTGTCTCTCAAGCTTTGTAGCTAGTTCCATCATACTTAGCCTTCGATCTGAATTAAGTAACTGATAACAATCTTCAGCAATCAACTGAGGAACTTCACACAACCAATCTCGTACGATTGTTCCCTTTGGATAGTAGATCTGAAATAGATCTGAACGTGCATGTCGCTCTGTCTCAAATCTCATTCTCATTCCATTAATGCCATGATCTCGAAGAGCTCTGAATGTTAGCCAATGTTCGTTACTAAATGACCATACAATGGTATGATGTAGAAGAGTCTTTAGATCCTTTTCGTTTCGCATCTCTTCAACATAAGGCATTTCGTCCCAATGCAGACGATGAGAAAACTGCTGAGGGTTAGCCTTTAATAATGGCTCTTCCCTTATATCATACGCTCTACAGAATTCAAAAAACTTTTGTAACCGTAATTCAATCGAGTAGTTTTCTAATAGACAGTTGGTTGGTTTACCTTTCTTGATAATCGGTTCGCTTGAATTTGGATACGTAATCGTGTGTGATGTATCCTCATCGATAAATGTTTCTAAAGTGTTTTGCATTTTAATTTGTAATCTTCAAGCGATACGTTAGCTGCCTTCAATACAGCGTCATCTGATGGGTGATTCTTTATTCCATTGAATGTTTCTACCAACCCAAGATCGAGCATTGCTTTCTGTCTACCATATGGGTGATCTTTAATGCTCGATGAATTCCATAAGGTATCCATATTTACATCTGCATAATCGGCTCCAGGACGGACATAGTTTTCAATCCATCGAATAAAGTCACAAGCAACATCTTCAGCATTATATGGAACTGAACCTGTTTCTTCGTAAATTAACTTCATTACACCATCTAAGAATTCTTCAGATTTTTTACCCTTACCATTTGGTGTGTCTGCTAAGTATCCAATACATTCGACTGCATTCGTTCCATAATAGAACATTGATTCTGTATTGACAAACTCGGGAAACCAATCTGCAATATCTGCTATGATAGCTGCATACTGAAAACGATAGACTCTTAGATTATTGCTCTTATTCCACTCAAACATCCAGTCGCCGATTTCTCGTAGATCAAGTTTCTTGTTGCTGGTCTCCAAAAATGTGGCAAGATCTCGAGCCAATTTTGGAGCAAACTCGCAAAGGAAATAATCTCCACCTCTCTTGTACACATAATCACCTTCGATCCCAAATAATGGTGCAGCTTCGACCTTTGGTTTAGGTGGTTTAGGGAATGCGGGAAACTGATAACCAATCGAAGTATAGAATGTCTTATTCGCGAACCTCACTTGGTCACACATTTCTTCAATCGTATCTGACTGCCATAGATCAAACAAGAGCGTATTATGATATCCACTTGGCTTTGTGCCATAATTAATAGCAGAACCACATACGCGATGTAAGATAAAAACATATAACCATTCAGGTAATCCAAATGTATCTCGCTTATTGGTCCATTTTGTGGCTACTTCTTTACGTTGTTTAGTATAAAGTCCTGCATCCATACGTGACCAATATGGATGATCTTCTGACCAACCATAGAACACATCATTTACGATTTGACTAAAGCCTGCAAACTTACGTTCAACCACATCATAAAGCTCAATCGTCTCCATTAAAGGATCATTGAGCTGAGAATCTTTATGAGGTATATGACCTAAGTTAGATTTGTCTTGTTGATCTTTAGCAAGTTTAAAGTAATATTTAAACTCATCATAGTATGGAGTAGTATTCACCATTACAGCTCATCATCGTCGTGTGTATAAATTTCTTCACCTACTGACATACACGGAAGATTTTCAAACAATGCTTGTTCAAAGATTAGATCTCCATAATCATCTTCTCCCATTTCTGTGATCCACTCCGGAGGAGTTTCACTAAAACCATCTTCATACTTATAGTGTATATGTCCTTCGTTTGAATCTTCTTCAAGACGAACTGTTAGAGGTTTACCTCCAACGTCTAAATCAAAGTCAATTACCTTTTTAAAGTAGACTTCGTTTGGTGGGTATTTTAGTTTTATTTTTGCCATAATATTATATATAGGTTATTTCTACTCCTGCTTCTTCAAAGAAATCCATAGCATCTCCGCATGAATCGTTCCATCGTATGTTATTCGATTTTCCCATAACAACTCTTTTAACACCAACTTGAATCAATGCTTTCGCACATTCATGGCAACATGGTAATCCGTGAACATACGCGGTTGAACCTTTCAAAGAAATGCCTGAGCGAGATGCGTTATAGATTGCATTCATTTCAGCATGCACTATTCGAGTGTATTTTACCTCTCGTTCATTATATAAAAGAGGATCATCATCCATTCCTCGAGGAAATCCATTATATCCTTGAGATAAGACTTGACCTGAATCACCAATCAATAGTGCGCCGCATTGTGTCGATGGATCTTTTGACCAAGTAGAAACTTCGCGAGCTAATTGTAGGTATCTATCGTCCCACTTTTTAGACATTATCTTTTCGTTCTACACGACGATTAAGAAAGTCGCGATCTGAAGATTGTCCATCCATCTTACCACGAATATACGACGTAATGAACGAACCATAGTTGATTAAGTCTTTTGCTGAATCTTCGAGTGATTCGAAATTAGGTGAATAAGACTTGTCATTTTCCATTGCATCAACTACAGATTGCATACGGAGAACTTTAGCATGGACGATATCAAGAATAGTTGCCACACCACGAGGATAATAATCTGCTTGTCGAATACGACTCTCAGGGTTTTGGTAATCGTTGCCTTTTTTAATTTGCAACTCTGCGCATTCTTGTAGAACTTTGATTGATTCTTTTGTTTCTGATTTCATAATGATATTATACTATAATTTATACGTTTTGTAAAACAAATTTAGTTCTACCCCATTTATATATTCCATCTAAATTATACTCTAATGTGCTCTTATCACCGACAAAGACGTATAGGATATCGGGAAAATTTCTCCAGGTTTGATTCTTTTTTACGTCAGCTGCGCGGTCTAAAACAGAAGGAACATAATGTTTAAATTGCGTAGTTTTTACTTCTACAGCATTTCCTTCAGGGTCGAAAAGATCTTTAAACGATTTAGGATCATCTTTGAATTGGTGCTCTTGAATAAGATACAATTCGGAAACGTGACCGTATAAAGTATCTTCAAGTATTTTTTTATATGTTCTTCCTCTTCGACTACTATCACTTTTAAAAATAGCTTTAGCTTCCTTTTTGGCTCGAGGAAGTAGCGTAGATGTATCTATGTTGCGTGCGTTAAATTTCATCACAGATTAAATGGTGCACCTTTAGGTTGTTCTGTGCCAACATGGACCATATTTTTCGAAGGAAGTTCATAATGACCAGTTCTATAATCATGTGGTTCTTCTAAGAATTTGAAATGACGTTCATAAACATGTAGCGAACCAACATTCCAATAAATTGGGCCTGGGAGATAACGCTTATATGTATCAATTTCTAAATCATCAATGAGACTATCACGTACATGTTTTTGCCATGCTAAGTCATTGTTATAACCGAACACTGCATCGTTAGATCGCATATAGACTGATGTAATAAGTTTACCATCGCGAATAAAGTACTGAACATTGTTAGTACAAATAAAGTCAGACATACCATTGCTGAAGGCTTCCATCTGAATTGCTGGGCGAGTGTAAATCATATTAGCTCGGCGAGATTGTGGATTTTCGCCAAGTTCAGCTAATACACTTAAGTATTGAGAATAGTTATCTTCACTATGGACAAGATAACCATAGTTTGAATTGATCTTATCGTTCTTATCTGAGACTGCTTTCCAAATTGCAGGAGTATCGCCTGGAATATCATTGACATCAAGTGATTGAGATTCATACCATTCAATCTCGCGCTTAATATATTCTGTATTCGGTGGACGAACAATGTAGTCTTCATCTGCTTCAAATGCAGCGTTAAGTATTTCAATGGTTTTTACACCAGTCTTATCGACAACAAACATTTCATTCAAAAGTCTTGCTTGAAATAAGGAGTTTATATCTATTACTTTATCTAACATAATTATATATTATACACTATTTTTGGCAATATGTACATACATATTATCCGCGCATAAAATTCTTGACGCATGACCGTGGTCCATTTGGCACATAGTATTTCTTATTGCGTTCCCACGATTCGTTAGTAAATATTTCGATGCTGCCTGCAGTCTTATGACCGTAATTCATAACACCTCGCCGATTACGAGTAGTCTCACGCGGAGCTGATGCATTTAGGCCCAATATTTCTTTTAAGTTTTCAGTCATAATTATTTAAAGAATAAGTGTTTACCGATCTTTACAGTTTGTGTCATACTTGCTGCCCAATAAGGAGCGTCAATATAGTCTGCGTAATAGTGGTCAGCACCATTTGTAAAGTTTGTAGATGTGCCTAATATTTTTTCTGCAGTTTTCCAACGTGGATGCTTTTTCGCTTTCGTAATCGTAGCTTCTAATGCTGTTATTCCATTCGCTTTTCCATTCCAACAAGAAAATTGCCATTTCTGTAAACACACTTCAGCGAGTGTCTTACTTCGCTTTTTAGCACGAGTCTTTATCACTTCGTAGACTGCTTCAAGAGATCCACGATGATATTCTCCCCCAGCTTCCATGATAATAGTTGCTACAACGATATCATTCGCATAAGGACATGGATCATAAGTGATAGCACTTGCTTTTTCAGCTAACGCTAAAGTAGCGATTATTACTAAGAATGTAAATATTGGTAATTTCATAATTTTAATGATTAATATAAGTTAGGCGATTTTGTCGAAGATCGCGCGAGCTTCTTCCTCGCTATTTGCAATCTCACCGTTGGTAAAGACATACTGCGAACGATATGTCAAGGTCTCACCTTTACGGCGAGCTTCAGCATTCTCATACCCCCAAGTGTGGGAGTAAGAAGCTAATCCACGGCGTAAATCTTCGGTGCCGCTGGTGCGAGATTCGAGAATTGTACCATTCTCCTTAATGGTGATGTGAGTGCGCTCTTGCCAAGGCTCGAACACTTCGTTGCGAGGATCATACTCCTCGGTGTGCATGATGTACTCCTCCGAGTAATCGCTCGAGTAGTTGATCACGCTCTCGATCGCCTCGTCTGAGGGAGCGGAGACAACATAGGTGCTTCCACCTTTGTTCTTCCAATACTGAGGGCATTCCCCAGTTTCGTCCCAATTGTGGGAGCCATAATTTTCGCGATATTGAGTTTGTACGATTTTTGCCATAATTATTCTAGTAGTTGGTTACAGTATTAATTATACCATATTTCGCACCAAAGTACATAGGCAATATCCCGTTGTGAATCAGCGACTTATGAATTTGGTAGAAAAAACGTTCCAAAAATTCACAAATTGTTATGCTTTTAGCGCATAGTCTATCGCTCTTGCAGCCTCGAGGACCAATGGTCTACTCTTATACCATGCTCCAGTATCTTGATCGATCTCTGTGCACAACCTTGAGATCTCGTCTGGAGAGATTGGATAACCTCGCTTGATTGCGTTAGCAGCAATAGAGACCATAATAGAATACATCTTCGAATACCAACCACCTTCACCGATTGTTTTGTATTCAAGTATTAGTTGCTTATTAACAAATGGGCAATCGTGATATGATGACCACGTAATAGATGTATTAGTTAGTCGTGATTCGCGATACTTTTGCATCTCTTCACGAATATGATCAGGTAGCTTATCAGAAAACGAGTTCTTAAATCCACCAACATATTCGTGTTTATTCATTAACTCTGTTGGATCAAGTAATGGACCTTTATGAGTAAAGATAAAATTATGAGCATTTGGATATTGAGCTGGAACATAATACATTCTACTCAAGTCTTTTGTTTGTTTATCACCAAGTGAATTAAATTCTGTATTAAGTGCAAACCAAAAGTGGCGTATCTTGTCAGCGGGAACTTCTTCAGCAAGTGGAAATACAATTCTAAACTTAGGATGTTCTTTTGTCGAGGATGCCGATGAGTAGCAAATAAAGTAGTGATCTTTAAAAATCTCTATTGCCTCTTCAAAAGAAGTATCATACTCGTCAACATCTAACGCTGCCCATTTTGCCCATTTTGTTACGTTTATGTTCTTGCGTGTTTCACCGTTTACGTATGCAGCTGGAGATATAAGCGGTGAACCTTTCTTAAATTCACCTTTCTTTGGCTTATATCCAGGTTGTTCTGACAAATCGTAGAGTAACTTTTCAAACTTTTCAAGAGAATCAAATGACATAGACTTATGAGTCTTGTTGTCAAAGATTCCAGTGAAGAGTGTAAGACTATATGACATGCTTATTGCGCTAAAGAACCATGATTACCTTTGTGGCTTGGACCAACCCAACCATCAGGTTTAATTAAATCTGGAAGACCAAGAGGATTTGGTCTTGTTGGTTTTACACCAATTTCCTTTGTCATATTTGCTTTATGTACTTCGTCCCACGCTTTATACGGATCTACGCCAAGAGCATCGAGTGTGCCAATGGCTACAACACAAAGATCGATCAATCCATCGACTACTTCTTCTGCATCAATGGGTAAACCTTCAGCTGAAGCTACTTCTGTTTCACGTAATTCCTCGTGTAAAAAATCTAATCTAAAACGCAAGAATGCAATAAGCTTTGCTTTATCGAACTTCTGTACGGCATCGCGCACACCATATTTAGTATGCATATCATGTATATCTTTTGGCCAATCTTTACTCATATGTTATATTATACTCTATTTTCTTAGGTTTGTACATTAAAAAAAGAATTGTTGTAGGTCAGCTTGGGGTTCAGATGCCCAACCAATAGCGTTTAGTATGATCTCAATGGGATCAAGGAAAGCTTTTTGGAATTGCTTATCGTAGTCAATGTATTTATTGAGCTCTAACTCTTCAGGTAAAAAGTCGGGGAAAGCTATGACATTTTCTCTGATTATGTTAGGCATAAGCATGTAAAGGAACTTAATCTTGTCACCGTTTTGAATGATCTCGTACTTACGATTTAAACCTTTCGCTTTGAGATTGCGATTGTATAGAAGAGCACCACGAACATGTATCGGTGTACCTTTCTTGTATATACTTGCTTTTGACGACCACTTCTTTATGTCAGTTACACCACGAGGGAAAGCAACGTTGTCAGGAGAAAGAGTCTTGAAGTGATCTTTAAACGTTGCGATTGCTTTCTGTGTTTTCTCTTCATCACCAGTCACAATGATCTTGAACATCTCGTTCATAGCTGTGCGACAAGCTTGAGGTGTAGAAGACTTGATAGACTCGAGACCCATGATCTTGATCTTAGGCTTACTGTATTGGACACCTTCGTTGTTATGCACATTGAGTATGTACCGTTTCTTTGCAGTCCAAATACCACGGTCGGCAATAGCTTCACGTTTCATAACCATACGATTACTATATGCATTTGTATCTTCAGCGAATTTGTCAAATGCTTTTGCTAACATAGGTTCAATCGCTTTCTCACCAAATTCATCGAGGAAAGATACTGGATTGACGGGCTTAAATTTGTCGATCACATCCTTTACACATATGTAAACCGAATCAGTATCCATAGCAATCACTCGATCTTTCTTGTTGTCTACAAAGTTATCGAGGAAATTGTTTACACTTTTTTCTGCATGCTTGATAACCTCTTGACCAGTAAGAGTGATACCAGATGCAATGCGAAGATCAAAGTAACGAAAGTACTTGTTACCCATAGCACCGTAAAGAGAGTTAAGAAGAATCTTGATCGCTGTCTGCAATGTTTCTAATCGTGCAACCTGAGAAACCATTTGATTGTATTCATACTTATCGTTAGACGAAATGGTTTCAAGCTTTGTCTTTGCTTGTAACATGTCTTGCTTGATCTCTACACGTTTTGAGTATAGTTCTTCAACGATTTCTGGTACGATACCTTTCTTTTCTTTACTGAACTTAGCGCCATTCGAGGCGACAGCACCTTCACCTTCACCTTCGATCAATGTTTCAGGTGACATATTGTATTGTACAATAAGATTGGGATAAAGAGAGTTTAAGTCAAACGACATTACCCAATCGTGCATGCCTACATGTGGTGCTTTCACATAACCACCTGGATATGAGGTTGTTTCAGATTCTTTTGATGGAAGAACTGCTATACGTGAGCGAGCAAGTCGACGAAAGATGATAGAGTCCCATATAGCAGTTGTACCAAGTGTGTCGGTATAGTTCACACCACCGAGATAAGCCATAGTCAACACCAATGTAATGAGACCAAGCTTTTCTTCCATACGTTCGATAAGCTCAACGTCTTTGATGTTATAGTCAACAAACATTTGAAAGTCTGCATCGTATAGATCACGTAAGGTACCAACCTCAGAATAGTCAAGTTTCTTTTCACCAAGTACTACACTTGAAATGTGATTCAAAGAGTACGATTCTTGATTACCATACGTATATGCAAACTTTTTGAAGAGTTCCATATAGTCAAGATGTCGAATGCCTACAATTTCAAATGTTACTTGCTTACGACCTTGAATTGCAATCTCACGACGATCAATCTTTTTCCAAGGAGATAACTCTTTCACCTTTTCTTCGCCAAGTAAAAACGCCATACGCGATACCATATAAGGTATATCAAAGAAGCGAGTGTTCCAACCAGTAATAATGTCAGGAACATTTTCTTCTTTTGACCAAAAATTGATAAATGCTTCAAGCATCGAAGATTCAGCTGTGTATTGACGATAGTCAATCTTTACACCATTAAGTTCAGTCTTTTCAGCATCGTAAGGTTTCATTCCCCATACTCGATACGTATCATCTTTTGAACTTTTGTACGCGATTGTAAGGATCTGATTAACAGGATTATCGACCTCTGGAAAACCATCGCCATACGAAGTTTCGATATCGATAGAAGCAACATCAACACTCGATCGAGAATAGCCAATCTCGTTAGGAAACTGCTCTTGAATAAATGCTGGAATAAATCGACTATTTCCATATACTTTAAAGCTTGGAACATCTGCGTATGTGGACTCGAACTCTTTTGCCTCGCGCATTGAATCGAAATGCATTGGTTCAACTGGAGTTCCATCAAGGGCTTTCCACTTTGTATCTGTCTTCTTCGACGAGATATAGAGTGTGGGTTTGTACTTTATCCTTTGGAAAATCTTGTTACCGTTGGCTCCATAGCCGCGATATAATAAACTATTACCGAACTTCTCGATACTCGTGTAGAATCCATTCAAAATCATACTGTAATTATACCATGCCGCGAGCGACATGTAAACCAAAATATAGTATTATGTATCAAATAACCGTACTGATACATTCACTGTCGGATAATCATCTAATGTAAGGATCATCGTTTCATTTTCATTGGCATTTTCATCAGCAAGAACGGTAATAGTAATTTGACCTACATTATCTTGTAATGTAAATTCACCTGTCAAATCTTCTGCAATGTCGTTTCCTTGAATTTGACTTATTGTATATGGAACTGTTGTTCCATTTGCTACAGTTGTTCCAATCGTAGGAGCAAGTGTAATATTAAAGCTTGAGCCTTCGGATTGAGTTGCATCAACTGTTAAATCATATGGAACAATTGTTTTATCAACGATTGGTACACTAATTGAATGCGATGTGCCAGTTAGCTGTATATCAGTGATATCGGTATCAGGACTTACAGCTGTATCAGTGATAGTAATTGTAGAAGTAGGATCTGCTGGAACATAAATCGATAAAGCAGAAATATCAGTGATTACTGAACCATTAGCTACTACAAATGTTACGGACTCTCCTTGTACTGTAATAGTATAAGTACCATCTGATAAATTACTTGAATCAATCTGAGTTAATTGATGAATAGTCATGGTAAACGTTTCACCTTCCAAATACTTGTCTACACCTACGTCAGTTGCAAAACTAAATGTAGCAGAATCAGTATTATCAGTTATTGTAAAACTTCCTTGTAAATTAGATGGAGAATCACCGTCAAATCCATCTAAACTAAAATCATCGGCCTGAACTCCAGATATTACGTATGGAACAGTTGCTCCATCTGGTATATCGCTAATCGTTCTATTAATATCAATTGTAAGAGATTGCCCTCCTTCTGATACACTTTTAGCATTAGTTGATAAAACATATTCACCAGGATTATATTTTACAACCCAACCTTCACTATTTAAAGTTTGAATTTTCGAAATTCCTGTTGAATCGGGTACAGCATTTCCAAATTGTGATATATCAATTATAGAATCATCAGGTAAAGGTGTATCGTAATCATTATCTTCAAATGCGGTAAGTATATTATTAATATCTACTGTAGTTAATTTGTTATTTTTTAGATTAAAATTTCTAACTGATTCAGGAATAGAAAATGCACTTGTAATATTTGTTATTTTGTTGAAAGATCCATTAAACGAAATTAGGTTTAAGGGTAATTCTCCTAATTCTTCAATATCGATATTAGAAACACTTATGTTAGTAGCAGTGGTAAAAATAGAAAGATCTAATACCCCACCTATCTTATCTCCACCACCATACGGTTGAACAATCAATGATTGCACTTTATTGGGATTTGATATCGATATAGTTTTATTCATGTATCTATTTATAAAAAATCCCCTTTACTTCAGGCGAAAGAGGCAAAGACCAATGCGTTAGCCGTTACTTACGAACTCATTGAGTTCTCGGGCTTTGATAATTATTTCTTTTTCACTAGGAAACGGCACAGGCTCATAAGGAGCTGGAATCTCGGATTCAGTTTCTAGTGCACGTTGTGTTTTTACGTTGTGGTGTTCTAGTAATGCATAATTATTTGCATTCCACTTTTCATGTAACAAATCCTTTGCCATTTGAAGAATTTCAAGGCGGATTTCGTATGGGTTTTTATCACTCATTTTGTGTGTGTCTTTCTGTGTTTGTGTTAGTATTATAGAATCCCCTTTACTTCATAGGCGAAAGAGGGAAAGACCGTCCTGCAAATTAGAAGCTGAACACTACACCGAAATCGGTAGTAGCTGCCCACTCTCCATCTGTTCCGCTTACAGAGTCACTATTAAGATAGTTAACCTGTGCGAATAAGTTCGCTACTCCAAGCGGAGCAGTAACACGAACAAATCCAAGCATATAGTCATAATCATCCAATGTTTCAAATGTTTGACCGTATACTCCTCCAACTGATACTTCAACAACTTCTGCTGTATAAACAACATAGTCGGTTGAAATTTCTGCCGAATATTGACTATCTTCATCAACTGTGACAGCGACGACGGAGTCGAGTCCGAACAGATTCAATCCGTACGATGCTCCGACTTCGAAGTAATTGTCAGCAACTTCAAAAGAAGAATATTGACCAGAAACACCAAGAGCACCAATAGGTGTGCTTAGTACCGTTCCAACAGTTGTGTATAGTTGATAATCATCTGTATTTACATATTCAAGATCACCGACAAAGGAAAGTCCACCAAAGACTCCTAAATCAGTTCCCAATTTTACGTAACCAGCATCATCGCCAGTATAAGCACCGGTGTCAATACGTTTTTCGTATTGGCCAACTTCGGCATCAATTTGCCAAGTCTTTGGCGCTACTTCTTGTGCTTCACACTTAGATCCGCAAAAGAAGAACGTGTATGCTGCGTAGACAACAAGTGCGCCTACGATCCATTTAATTATTGTTTTTTTATTCATATTTATTTTTGGTTATTAAAAAGCACGGAAGCATAGACTACTCCCGTGCTGAGATTATTTATTCGGCCAAGAATTCTGGTTTAGAATTAATAGCGAATGTTTTTGGTTTCTTTTCTTCTGGTATATTCTTTTCGAGATATACAGAGAGAATACCATCTACAAGAGAAACCTCTTGTACTTCGACAAATTCACCAAGTGTGAATGTCTTATTAAATTTACGCGTTGCAATTCCTTTGTGAAGATATTCTTTATTACCGTTTAGATCAACATCTTTTGATGCGATGGTAATAATATTTTCTTTTTGTTCAACGAATAAATCTTTCTCGTTGAATCCTGCAACCGCAATCGCGATTTCAAATCGATCATCATCATGCTTCACTACGTTGTGAGGCGGATAACCAGATTGTTGTGTATTTAGTTTCTCGAGTCTATCAAAAATAGAATCGAAACCGACAGTCCAGGTTTGGCCTGGCCATGTGTATGTATTATTCATTTGTTTTCCTCCATTAGGCAGGTTATGTGTTGTGAGACCCCGAAGGCATCTCATTTAATATCACATCGTGCGATACTAAAGGTTTATTTATACGGGTTTCGTATTACCAATTGAATATTTTGTTTCTAATGTCCAATTAGCTTTATCTCTATGAGAAATTATTTTAATGTGTCGTAATGTGGTTTTGTCTTGTGCTTGATCAGGATTAACTATATTTAATAGTCCCCAATCAGATAAGAGAGTTGTTATTGAATTCCTTCTTTGAACATCGTCAACCGTTAGGTTTCCAGGTTTGCCGTCGAGTAGGAATAGTTCTTTAAAGTGAACAATGAAATATCGGCCTTGCTTATGTAAGATGTGACAACTTTGGAATAGAGTATTATGTTCTTTCTTCGAACAAATACCTATTCGAGTAAGTGTTTCTTTTATTTTTAGAAAGTCGTCTGGCTCTTCTAACGAGATCTCTAACATCTGCGTAGGATCCCACTTGGCTAATTCTTGTTCAATCATTGGTCTAATATTACGAATACATGGTTAAAGTATTATTTATAATATTAGACATTTTCGTTTATACTGTGCCTCCTTTGTTTAAGCGTTTACGTAAAGTATTAATATCATTTTGGCTAAACATCGAATAGACTTGTTCAGCCTTTTCTTTTGAATAGTTATATGTTTCTTGTATAGTTTGTAAGTTAGCAGGATCTTTCATCTTCTTTGCCCACTTTGAAAAGCGTTTACGTGGCCTAATTGCAGAGAATAGGAAATCATATTGCATCTTTGCTGGTAGTTGATGACGCATATTCATTTCGTTCGTAAGTAATACTGTATCTTTAAATTGTGATAGCCCTCGATTAATTATGAATGGTACGTATTGTTTAGATGGAGTGTCAGGACTAACCATCTCTTCGCCTTCATAAGCTTTACAATCTTTTAATAGATCAGGCTTATGTTCATTAATACTTTTAATGAAATCAAATGGTGATAATTTTTTATCCATATTATGGACGACCGAACCTTGAAAAATCTCCCATACCATCATAGTCAGAATCAGGAAGTTTTCCATCTTTGTTTTTTGGTATTGCGTGTTTAGTTGAATACCTTTTTTGTAGAGGTTTACTAAACATATATCTTAGAATACTTTTAATGCTTTTCATATTATTTCCACTGTGATGATGCCATGATTTCAGTTAAGCAAGCAACAATATTTAATTCTCGATCGCTTACAAATGCTGCCTTGTATTGATAGTCTGCGAGAATAAGAATGATAGAAGGAATCGATTGGCCTTCAGCATAATCGTATAAGCTATCATAGATCTTACGGAATATGACAGCTGAATCAACATCAGAGTTGTTTGTTACCCAACTGCGCATGCTCTTGAAGTCTTTACCTTTTAGATACGATATAAGCTGAGCTACGCTTTGGTCCGACATATCTATTAGAATATCAGGAGTAATCTCACCTGAGGCAGAGTATCGTTGACACTCATTAAGAACTCTACGCCAGTCAGGAGCATAGCGCATAATCAGATCAGCAAGCACTTTGTTATTATACTTGATACCTTGCTTATCGAGAATATCTTGCAGCCTAACCATAAAGTCTCGTGCTAAGGTTGCCAGCTGCTTCTTATTCGTATTGAACTCAATCACTGAACAACGAGAATGAAGTGGTTCAATGATACGATTCTTAAAGTTACATGTAAGTATAAATCGACAATTAGAACTAAACTCCTCGATGAACCCACGTAATGCAGGTTGTGTAGACTGCGCATTCAAGTAATCAGCTTCGTCAAGAATAACAACCTTATACTTGCCACCTTGTAACGAGACAGTAGATGCAAATTGTTTAATCTTCGAACGAAGGACATCAATGCCGCTTTCTTCAGAAGAGTTGATTAGAAGATATTCTAAGTCAAGCTCATTACATAATGCTCTTGCGACTGTGGTCTTTCCTAATCCAGCAGTACCAGCTAATAGCATATTATGCAATTCGCCATGTTTAACTACTTCAATAAATGTTTCCTTCAACGACTGTGGAAGAATGCATTCTTCAATAGTCTTTGGACGATACTTCTCAACCCACAGGAATTCATTTTGTTTTGTCATAATATAATTATACCCTAAGATAAGGTATTTGTAAATAAAAAGGTGAGCAGTTGTTAAGACTTACTCAGGTCTCCGCGAGTATTACTCAGCGGTTTCTTCAGCTACTTCTTCAACTACTTCTTCAGTAGCTTCTTCAGCTTCACCTTCTTCTTTAGATGGTGCGTGATGTTGCACGAATGCACTAATTCGATCACGTAGCTGGCCGACCGATGATAGTTCTTCACCGCGGAATGCTCCACGTTGAGTACAAGCATCGATGACTTGTAATGTAGCACTAAAATCAGCTAAGCTAACTTGTGGCTCATTATTTTCTGACTCCGTTGCTGGAGCTTCTTGTGTATTTGTTTCTTCACTCATATGATTTAATATATGTTATTATTATTTATTTGTTACGTAACGGATGTCTTCTCGAGAGCAATCCAATATTCAACTGAACTGTTATTTATACATTTCCAATGTGAAATTAACTTAGAACTTACAGAAACTTCATAATCGCCGCTGATAAGTTTTAGATTTGAAATAAGAAATTGAAAATCAAACGCTGCATCAACATCATAATCAGAAGCAATCTCATGTTGAAAGATATTCGAAGAGCTGCTACTCGGATCTTTTACTTGTAGGTATAGCTTAGGATCATTGGCGTTTGTAGTAATCGAAACAATAGGATGATTCAACGCTGCTCCAGCTCTGCGGATGTGATTAATAACTTCAGCTGATAGCTTAACATTCACATCTGCTTCAGGCATATTAACGCCTTTTTCTGGAGATGTGAGGATAGACTTATCAGCATATCGATACGTAAGAGATGTAAGATCTGATTTGATAGACACTGATTGATCACCAAAGACAAACTCTGGATCTTCAATAAGAGACAGCGCAGACAAGAATTCATTGAGATCATATATGCCAATGTCTTTATCAAAGGCTTCAGTTACCTCACATGATGCCATAATGTTTTTGGCTTCTGCGATTGTAGATAACTTATTGCCTTGCTCAATCACGAGGTTCGGATTGATAGCTGAAAAGTTCTTCAGCACATCTATTGTTTCTTGACTAATTTTCATAATATATATTATACTTTATTTTTGTTGTTTTGTAAATAATAATATTCAACTAAAAACATCATACAACAAATCGCATGTGCTCCGTGGTGAATACCAGTTTCATCATCATGTATTTCACCCTTCTTTAATGCCCAAAGGTGACGCTGAGCTGCAGCAAAATAACGATCATCTATATTATCAAGCTTTTTCCAATTGTGGCGTTCATACTTCTTTGCTCCAATTGTGAGTACCTTTACAGCATCTTCTAATGCATTCGGTGGAATTAAAGAATAATCAGGTTTATTATTATCAAATTTTATTCCGCCATTAGCAGATTGTTTTTTTGCAGATTTTGCTAGTGTTGCCCACTCTTTTATTTTTTCTTCTGTCATAGCAACTCTAAAGTTTTATTATAAATTATTTTATGTATTTCTTCGAGCGAAGCTCTACGACTTACAACCGCATTCACTACCTTTTCTTCTGTTTCGTGTTTATGCTTTTGATACTGATAAGCGCAATCGCTTAAAAGCATTTTAAGTACTATATCTATTTTGTTTTCTATTTCTTCCATAACTTTACAAATACAAACACTACTGCAGCCCAACTTAACCATTCAGTAAAAGTTATAATCGGTAGCCATGGTGTAAGGACATTTATCATTAGATAATTGTTTACTGCTACATCGCCTAATGCCTGTAATTCATTCATCTTGTCCATGTTAAATGCTGCCCATCCAGCTCCGATCCCAAACGACAGCACATAAGGTGCTGTGAATATTGCTGCCCATATTAGGGCTTTTACTTTATTGTTTATTTTATTCATATAGTTTTTTAAAAATTTGCCTACCCTCGAGGTTATGAGGCTCAAAGGTAGGACTTTAGTTAGTTAGTTATGAATATGCAACCTTAGTCACAAATTATTAGGGAGTGTCAATCTCTGGATCATATCCACCGTTTTCAATGTTTTCAACGATCTCACCATCTTCAGTCAATTGGCTTTCGTCAATCTTGGTGTAGAGGTCGAGGAACGCTGTACGTGTTTCTTCGTCGAAACGATTGATGCACATCGAGATTGCTTTAGAGCGATCTTCGAAGATAGAATATGTCTTAACGATGTGGCAAAGACGGCGAGTAGAGACAATCTCTTCGACACCATCAGCCTCAAAGGTCTTGCGTATAACATTCGACCAAGCGATTAGCTTATCAGCAAACTCTTCGGCTTCGACACCGAACTTGCTCATGTGAGCCATCACAATTTTCTTCTCGATGACTGGAGATGGAAACTCTTGATCGATCGCACATACGAATCGTTCGAGGAATGCATCGTCAATGATAGAAGCTGCAGTGAATCGACCATCATCGGAGCCACGACCTTTGGTATTTGCTGTGGCAATGACATTGAAACCTTCAGCAGGAGTGACCACTTGCCCAGTTTTCTTGAGCAAAACTGGATTGCCTTCAAGTACACCTTGCAGACACATGATCTTGTTCGTAGCACGATCGATTTCGTCGATGAGTAAGAGGCAACCACGTTCCATCGCTTTGATGATTGGTCCTTTTTGGAAAACTGTCTCGCCATTGATGAGGCGAAAGCCACCGATCAAATCGTCTTCGTCGGTTTCAGGTGAAATTTGTACTCGAACGTACTCGCGTTTTGCCTTAGCACACGCTTGCTCGATCATCA